CCTCTGTGTCGGCTTGCCCGCCGGCAGCCAAGTCGGCCAGCCCTTTGGCAGGGTTGGCCGTGCGCTGCCAGCGGCTGATAACCACATGGGCCAGGCCGTGGGGCAGGGTCTTTTGTATGTCTTGCTCCAATACCGGAGCCATGTGGTAATAGGTCATTTTCTTTAATCGTCCGCCCGAATCGGGCCGTATGGTGTATCAGGGAAAGGCCGCCAATATGTGACCTCTGCTTCGGGGAATCTTCGCCCCTCTAAATTTTCGTAGCGGCATTGGCCGTAGAAACCGGCCTGCACTTTCTCGCCGTCAAAAAATAAAATCTGTTGGTATTCAGGCGGGCTGTTTTGCGTTGTCAGCCAAAAGCCTGCTTCGCCTATTTTTGCCCGTTGGCTCCAAGCCATTGCGGCGACTTGGGTCTCTCTGGAGTAGTAGCCGCCGCCCGGCTTTTGTTGAGGATTCATGCCGCGCTTTCGCGCCCATGCTTCAAAGTTTTTAGCCTCTAGCTCTCGATTCATATTTCGTATTCTTTCTGCGTTTCCGCCCATACGAGATAGGCAAACCATAAAACCAACAGGGCGACGGCTACTGCAAAAATCGTCAGCAAAACCACAATAATGAAAACAATGTCCATCAGGCGGCCTCGCGTACCAAATAAGCTGACGGCCAGCCGCGTCGGTTTCGTACTTCATACAGGGCGGCATTGATGGTCTTGTACGGCTTTTTCTTGCCGCTGCCGTCGGCGTTGAGTTCGAGGACTGCTTCGCCGTCTGCCGTTGCGATGATTTTGCCGATTTGCACGTCGTTGCCGCTTGGCTCGTAGTTCATGATTTTGTAGTTTTTCATTTCTCATCCTTATCTATTAAAAAAACGCTTAAACCAAGAAACCCGACACAATACAGGCAACCTTGCTACAACTTCGCCGTCATAAACCGACGCGGCCTGCGCCCGAATCTTCTGCTTCGCCTCTTCAACACTGTCGGCAAATACAGACGTCGCCCAATATTTACCGCCAAACTTGTATTTAAATGTAAACTCTCGCTGCTTTGAATTTTTACTCATTTTCTGCCGCCTGTCGGATTACCCGATAAAACCTAATTAATATTCCCGATTCTCGCCGCCCAATCAGCGATTTCTTTCTCTGTGTACTCCACCTCACTGCGGCGTTGCGCTTCTTCGTGCAACCATTCGGCGACGATTTGCGCCGCCTCGTGGGGCAGGATGTGGGCGACTTGCCAAAGCGGAATATCGTTAAACAATTCCTGCACCGTCATCGCGCTGCCTCCGCGTCGCCCTGTGTCGGGTCGTATTCCGGGCTTTCGTAGTCGGCGGCGGCTTTGGCCTCTGCTTCGCGCGCCTGAATGTCCAAGACTGTCGGCGTTTCGGCGGCAGTTTTTGCTTCAGACGGCATCATTGCCATCAACGCCCAAATCGCCAAAGCCATAGCGATGATGTCGAGGATGTAGCGGATTCTGATTTTCATGATTTATCCTTGTATTCTTTTTTCAAAAATAACTAACAATGTCCCTAATCAAATCGGGAGGGATTGCCGATCTAAGAATTTTTCTATTGCTTTTCAAATGCTTCATTCTGAATGTTGCTTTATTTGCATTTCTCAGATTCATTTTCACATTCGAGGCGAAACCTGTTCTTTTAAGTGGGAATTCATCGCTGTACGCAGAATAAGAGGCGTTATTCTTTATAAATTCCAACCCATTACGCTTCAGCCTTTCAAACAACATTGATGACTGTGGGTTTTCTATAACAAATGGAATTCTTAGTATTTTTACAAGCTCGCAAACAAACAATGCTGTCAAGTCTCCATTTATCCCGCCTTTTAAGTATTTGGAATAAGCCTCATTTATTTCAGGAGCATCTCGCTTGACCAGCTTACTTATTGATGGGTATTTAAGCTCTTTCCAATTTTCAAAAGTCCGAAGCTGTAGCGTTTCTTTATGACGGTACGCATTGCCCCCTGGCACCGCTGTTGCGAAACTCCAAGATTCACATGGAGGGCTTGCCATCAATAAATCAAACGGCTGTTTCTTGTGCATATCGACAAGTTTTTTAATATTTTTCATATCCGACAAATCCATAACAATGTCGGCGTTACCAATACCTACTGATACAACCTCATGGTCGGGCAGTGCTTTTTTTACGCTTCCATTCCCATCGTCAAATAAAGCTAAAATTCGCATGTTCCTTTTTCCCTTTTAGTTGCCGCTAACAGCGCGGCGGTCGCCGATGGGCGGCCGTTGCTTGGCTTGTACTGTTCCGATTTTCTTGACGACTTCTTCCACGCCCATCTTGTTGGCGGCGTATCCTGCGCTTCTGACGCGGTTGTCTAGGTCGATCAGGTAATGGTTTATTTCATTGGCTGTCAGGTTTGGCAGCCCCAGCCCGTAGGCGACGTTGATGGTATTGACCGATTGCACCAACTGGCGAAGCTGGGCGACGATTTCCTGCACTTTCTCGACTTGCTCCACCTGCCCCAGCGTCATGGTCATTGCGGCCAGCTCGTTGGCTGTGTAGGCTGGTTTCGGCTGGCTCGGCATGGCGTCGCGTTCCATTGCATTAAAAATCTTGGCTTGCTTGGATTTGGCGGCGGCCAGTGTTTGGCGGATGCTTTGCATGGCTTGCGGTTGATTCATTTTTACCCCCTATGGCAGCAGCGTTTCCTGCTGCATGAGTTTGATGTCTTCTTCCACTGCTTTGAGTGTCTCGCCGTGGATTTCCGGAGGCTCTTTGCTCTTTTCTGCATAGAATCGGCTGCCTTTTTGAATCGTGCTGCTGATCTCGAAATATCCTGTTCCCGTCCATCCGCATAGGGGATTGGTGCAACGCAAATAATATAAGCGGGTCAGGACGGTTTGCCGGAAAGACGCGTAGATCACACAAGGCTCTTCGCAGCATGGGCAGGCTTGCTGCGCCAATTTCAGACGGCCTTTTTCGTGTTGGTTTCTATTTTTGACCGTCATGTGCTTGCTCCCTTGCGTAAACCACTAGGCCGCCGCCGTGTTTGCGGTAGGTCGCCGTTGCGCGGATATTCGGAAAGCGTTTCATCGGCTCGGCGCGGCGGAAGTTTTCAGCTTCGCGGTCGGTCAGCTCATGACGCGCGATTTCTTGATGCTTGTCGTTGACGATGATTAATTGATTGTTTGACATATCCCCACCTCTTATTTTTTTAAATTAAACCTTGTTTCATCTCGACGTCTGTCCTGGCTGCCGCGTAGGCGCGCAGGTAGATTTCTGCGTATTCCAGGGCGGCTTCGGCGGCAAATTCGCTTAATGATTTATTCGCCGCGCAGGCTGCTGATTCCATCAGGTCAAGCTCTTCGCCGTAGAATTTGACTTCGACGGCGGCAGTGGCTAATTCGTCCGGCGCGCCTGTTTTGGCGCCGGTGTCGGCGTGGACGTGTTATTCGATTGACAGTTTGCACACTTTATTTTTCCTTATGATTCGCAGGCGTTTCATCTTCATATTCATAAATGAACATCGGGAAAGCCTGCCCACTTCTTACGATATTCAGATCAGGGACGGTATCGGTAATCAAACAAGAGAACTTTCCATCCCCCCCGTTTCCTGTTGAACAGCAAATTACTAAGTTGCTTCCAAATGGTATTTTTTCTTGATTCACGGTCATTTTTTATTGTTTTGGGAGATACGTTTTGAAAATCAAATTTTCGAGGCGTCGGTAATTCTTTTCGGTTTTAACTAACCCATCTGTCTTAGGTAGCGCGTCTAACAGCTTGCGCATATGCCCTGCGATCACCTGTAAAACAACCTGCTCGATTGGCGTGGTATTGTGTTTTTCAGTCATCGCCGCCAGCCCATAAACTGCCAAATCCATAATGGCCTCGACGCTATCCGCTTCGGCTGAATGCAGAAGAGCGATATCTACTTCATCCTTGATATTCTTGTTTTCTTCCAAAGTGTTCATTTTCTCCTCCTATGCGATGATGATTTCATGTGGGTAGATTTGGCTGACCATTTGGACGGCCGCTTTTAAGGTTTTGGCAGGTTTGCGCGGCAGTTTGCTGAAGTTGCCGTCTTTGCCGTGTTTTTGGATGGCTAAAAAGCCTTTATCCCAAGTGGCAACCTCGACAAGCGAGCCGTGAGAGAGTTGGACGTTGATGGGTTTCATTTTTTTGCTCCGTTTAGTTTGGCAGGCCGTCTGAAAATTATTTTTCATTCCGCTATAATTTGTTTCCCTATAACCCAAAGGAAAACACATGGATTCACCCGTTATTTATCCCTTGCAGATTGACTCGCCGCTTGAGATTCGCTATGACGAGGAGTCAAAAACAATATCCGTTTCCTGCTATCAGTTTGCGTCTGACCGCAGCGGCGTGAAGATGGCGCTTCAGTTTTCTGCCCAGGCAACACAACAAATGCTTCGGGCTTTTGAACATCTGCAAAGTGAGTTCGGTGTAAAGTCATCAGCAGACGAAATGCCGCATAATCTGCAATAGCCTCTTTCCATTTTTTCAACCGTCTGATAATTGCCGACGGTTTTTTATTGACCGCTGTCATTTTCTTGCTCCGGTTAGTTTGGCAGGCCGTCTGAAATTTGTTTGGCGGTTACTTTGCCGTTTGTGATTTCTTCAATTTTTATCGCGTGTCGGACGTTGATTCCGCCGCCTTTTAACCATTTTTCAACGGCTACATGGCTCACGCCGACGGCTTTTGCTAATGCGTTTTTATTCCCGATGATGGAAATTGCGGTTTTGATTGCTGGATTCATATAACTTCTTTCAACTAATGTTTAACTTATGAGCAAATAATATAACCTACGTTATATCTAGTCAACTATAAATTGAACTTTTTTTGAATTGTTACAGTCAAACTTTAGTTTTATCATTGAATATAAAAGTTATTTTCTGGGAGTAAAAATGGAAACTTTGGCAGAGAGAATAAATACTGCGTTACAAACTAAAGGACTAAGTGTGAATGCTTTGGCGCGGCAAGTTGGCGTGTCTTATCCGGCGATGAGGAAAATCACGAAAGGGGAGACGCTAAACCCAAAGTTTTTATTTGAAATTGCAGAAGCATTAGGTGTTTCGGTTGAATGGTTGAAGACAGGCGAAGGGTCGCCTGAAGATTCAGACGGCCTAGAAACGGCGCGCTTGGATTTATTCGACGTTGCCGCCTCGTGTGGCAGCGGCCATCTCAACGCCGACTATCCCGAATTGCTGCACTCGCTGGAGATTCCGAAATCGGCACTCAAAGAGCTGCTTGGCACTGACAACCTGCACGGCGTGAAGCTGATGTCGCCCGACGGAGACAGCATGGAGCCGACGATACCGCCGAAGTCGATCACACTGATTAAAACCGATGTCGTCGATTTTGAATCCAGCGGCGTGTATTTGTTTACCTTTCAAGGATACACATACATCAAACGCCTGGCGCGCGGCAAAGCTGGCGTGATACACGTTACCAGCGACAATCCGATTTACAGTAAATCGGATTTTGTGATTGAGCCGGAAGAATTTGACGATTTGTTTATTCACGGAAAATTTTGGAAAGTGTTGCCGTTGGATTTTTTAGATATTTAGTTTTTTAATAGAGGGGATTTTATGAACGAGGAAATGTCTGATTTGGTCGCCTTATTCGTCTTGGGCATGTGTACGTTTTATTCTGTGTGGCTGTCGATGGAGTTTAGCCCACGAAGCAAACTGCACTTGCTCTGGACGATTCCTGTCGGCTTTTTTGGCTGCTTTGTGGCTTTGGCGATTTTCTCGCTTGCGGTCAGCCAGGCGGATGACTTTTTATTTATTGTGGCGGCCAGTGCGCTATTTTTGCCGTTTCCGATTTGGCGGCTGTACAACCGCCGAAAATTCGCGCCAGTGCCGAAAGAGCAGGCCGCGCCTAAAGAGCCGGCAGTATCAAAAGAGCCAAGCGCGCAAATTCCCACGCCTGCGTCTTTGTTTGATTCCGTCCGGAATATGAAAAGCAAACTTGATTTACAGACGGCCTTGCGGAAGAAAAACAACGGCGACGATTTGCCGCCGCCCGAAGTCAGCGGATCGAAATACATCAATCCGAATGACCCGAATTTAAAGCAGCATTACGAGCCGTTTAAAGGCTGGCGAAGCGATTTTAAAAAAGAAATGGGGTTTGACGATGATGATTTTGATGATAACGAAGGATTGAAATATATCAATCGGAATGACCCGGATTTAAAGGCGCGTTATGAAAACTTTGTCGCTTTTAAGGCTTGGCAGAAAAAGAGGGCGGAAACAAGCCAGCGTTATGATTCGTATTTGGACGATGACGATTTTGTTCTCGACGATGACGCGGAAAGTGAAGAGCTTCCAGACGGCTTAAGTCTTGGCGACGAAATCTCTTTTTCTTATACGAACGCGCACGGCGAATTTTCTGACCGCCGCATCGTCATTCGTAATTTTGACGGCCTCTATTTGTATGGCTGGGATTTGGATAAACATGATACTCGGACTTTCCGAATTGACCGTATAGACGGCGACGTTGTCAAAATAAGTACCGGCGAAGTGTTTTATTTTTAATTTTTTTTGAAAAAGTGCTTGTATTACCGCATTTAATGCGGTAATACACACACATCGGCAGACAACACAAACCGCCGAAAACATGATTACCCAACTGACCGCCTACGGGCGGATAGGAGCAAAAAATGAAAGCGAATCTTTTAAAAGTCATGAGCAGCGAAGCACGCGAAGTTCTTTTTTCTAAATTAAATCCTGAAAATGACTATATTTGCCAAGCTTTAAAAAAAGCCCAAGACGAATTTAACGAAAAACTTAATCAAGCCGCCCAACCTAATGGATTCTTTGGCCGTGCGATGATTGACGAAAAATCTGTTTTAGGCGAGGCTGACTTTTTTAAATACCAACGCATCAGCAAAATTCTGGCCAACCGCGAAGAGATGCTCTCAAAAAGAAAAAACCTTATTTTAAATTTCTTGGGCTTTTTTAATTAATTTTCAATACTGCCGCCTTCGGGCGGCAGAAAGGTCAAAAATGAAATACGCCAAATCAAAATCTATCAGCAAAATCGGTCAATATCATCAAACTTTTAAAATCCTTTGGGATAAACTACCAAAAGAATTGATTGAGAAATCAACAGCCAAAAATCTCGCCATTATTATTGATTTGATGTATGAGCAAAAAGAATATGGCCATACAGAGGCATGGCGCGAATTAACATCATAAAGTCATTGACAAGGTTGATGATTAGGCTTAAAGTTAACCTTGTTATTCAGCCCATTGGGCTGCGTGTTGAAACTAAAGAAGTTATATTAAATCATCAATTTTTGATGTGGATTACAAAAGCCGCCTGATTTATCAAGCGGCTTTTGTTTTTGGGGGTATTATGGCAAAAGGTAGAACAAGCATTACAGAGCGGCTCAAAAAGAGCCAAAAACGAGAGGCGCGCCGTGATATGGCGCACGAATGGGCGGAAAAATGGGAGCAGGATTATTTGAGCCTGCTCTCTCAAATCAAACAGGCAATCAGCAAAGGACACGATGACGAGCTTATCGACTTATTTGCTGATTTACGCGCGCTGCAACAGCCAAAATTTGAGGCATTGCATCGAGTGATTGATGAGCTTATCACGCCGACACGGGAGCTTATATGATTGACCAGTTTGAATTAGGCTACACGCCCAATAATCTCAAAGCCCTGCGCCAAGAGTATGGGCTGACACAGCAACAAGTAGCCGACATTACGGGATCAACGATCAAACCCGCCCAGAAATGGGAAACAAGCCCAAGTATGAGCAGTTTCGCAAACATGCCTCACACTAAATGGCTGAAATTATTGGAATATTTGAAGAATAAATGAGAAGAGGCCGTGCTGCTGATGGCGGCGTATTGGCGGCCACCTGAGATACTGGCGGTTTTGAAATGACTTGCAGGAGATTGTTGGATTGGATATAGTGTAAATTCATCATAACTACATGAAATAACGCTATATTATGTTCTCATTCTTTACGGTTAAAGCCAAGAATACAAAAGAAAAAGTGCTGTTGGAAATTGACGAGTTAGAGAAAGTGTTAAAACTTTCCAAGAAACTGACCAACAAGCAAATTGGGAGATTGGCTAAATACTTGCGGAAACACCCGCCTGCTGAACGGTACAATTTGATTTATGCCGATATTCAGCAGGCTTTGGCAACCGATGAAACCATTCCTAGCGATTTTAATGTTAAATCGATTCAGGTAGAAATGAGGATTGCCAAATTTCGTGCCGGGGAAATGGTAAGTCGGGAGAAAAGCAAAAAGGCAGGGATTACACATGTCTCTATTACCTTCACACCGGATATGGAATATTGTGAAACAGCACAACAATACCGCAAAAAATATGACGGCAAGGTCGTGAAACTGGGAAGTGCCCCAATATTTCCGCTGATTACCTGCTATAACTGCAATAATTGCACTAGATTTGTATTGGTGAAACCACTTATCAAAGGATGGGATTATTGAGCAACCGAACCCCTTGCATTTTCAGGGGTTTTGTTTTATATTCCCAATCACGAGGCGTCGAAAACCTCCTAAAGCGGAATCGCACCGTTACTGCGATATTTTTACGTCCATAGTTTCCTTAGTGTTTTGCTTCGATAAAGGTTTCCTATGGCCGCGAGGGTTGTGAATACAATACCTGCTTCAGCAGGGAATAAACACGGCTCACTTTGGGAGTTTTCGAACCTCGCGGCCGCCCGTTTCGGGCAACTTCGAAAAAAACCAAAGGAAACCATCATGAACAATTCAGTTCAATCTTTTAATTTCAACCAAAACCAAATCCAAGTCATCAACAAAAACGGCGAAGCGTGGTTTATCGCTTCAGAGGTTGCCGCTATGCTGGGCTACCGTGATTCATACAATATGACCCGTATCTTGGATAACGATGAAAAGGGTACTCATAATGTGAGTACCCTAGGCGGAAACCAAGATGTATCGGTTATCAACGAAAGTGGTTTTTATCACGCCGCTTTTAAATCCCGCAAACCTGAAGTCAAACCCTTCCGCAAATGGGTAACATCTGAAGTCCTGCCCGCCATCCGCAAAACAGGCGGCTACCAAGTCGGACAAAAAACCACCGCCGACGACCGTACCGGATTGCGCCAAGCCGTCGCCGCACTTGTCGGACGCAAAGGCATAGACTACAGCACCGCCTACGGCATGATACACCAACGCTTTAACGTCGGCGCGATTGAAGACATCCCCGCCGAGAAGCTGCCCGAAGCCGTCGCCTATACCCACGCGCTAACCCTGCACACAGGCTTGACGGGCGAAGTGTTGGACACACCGCCCAAAGCCAAGCCGAAACTGCCTATCGACGGCAACTCTTTAGCCGACATTGCCGCTATGGTTTATTACGGCGCATGGATGATTGAATTGGGCAAAGACATCTCCGCGCCGCTCAAACAGCTTGGCAACATACAGGCGGTTACGATGTGGACGGTTTGGCACGAAACCCGTTCACGCCTGAAAAGAACCGTCGCAGCCCTCGAAGTGTTGCGGGGATATGCGGACAAAGACACCTCCGACCGCATGGCCTTATGTCTTAAAGGCATTTGCAGCAAGGCTACGGTAAGGTAAGCAAAAAATGCCGTCTGAACAAGGCTTCAGACGGCTTCTGCTTTATTTAATAGTATCAGCCAACGCCTTATGCCGCGCCTTACAGTCGTTGTACAAGCCGATGACTTGCAACGACCACGGCAACACATCCGCGCCTGTCCCACCCTCAAGTTTAGGCAGGTTCGGGCATGGTTGCACAAGGTCGGCAGGCGGTTTAATTGCCGTCGGCAATGGCGGCGTTGATGATTGACAACCCATCAGAATCAACGCAAACATTGCGAAAGACAGGCTTTTCGACAATCTTTTGCACTTGGACATAACGCACCCTTTCCTTTTCTTCACGCACCGCTTTGCCCGACTGATACGCGGCGGACGATTCGCGGTCTTGTTTCGCCTTTTCAATCGCGGAATCTTTCAGGCGGCCTGAAATTTCCGCCGCCATTGATTCACGTCCACGCCGGTATTGGGCGGCATGGTCGTATTGCCACGCGCCCACGATCAGCACAAAACAAACCGCGATCAGAATAAGTTTCCAGTTTTTAAGCAGGCTGTTCATAGGTTTTCAACATCGCTTGGTAGTTTTTAATCTCGCTTTCAGCAAATTCAAACGCTTTAAAATCGGCGTTTTCGCTCGCTTCTTTGCTTTTGGCTTCCCATTCGGCGATACGCGCTTTCAGAAATTCGACAGGATTCATAATCACGCCTCACTTGCACCATGCGCGGCGGTTGCCGTAACAGATGACAAAACATAACGTTCAGGCGCGGGGCTAGACTGCACCGCCTTGCCATCCACCAGCTTAGACGGCCAGAAATAGCCGTCAATATCAGCAGGGTTGAACGGCACAATAGACACGGTATTGCCTTGATTGCCACCTAAACCAAGAATCTGACCTTTGGCGTTTTTGCCGACCACAAAGAACACATGGCCGCCACCTTGTCGGGATTTAACCGCAATGCAACCATAGGCAGGTTTTGCCAGCTTCGTCAGCCCGGCACTTGCCCATGCTTTAGCGCGATACCAATCCTTAATGACCGCGCGGCCACTCTTGCCCAAGCAATGGCCGACAAACAAACCGCACCATGGGGTCTCATCCTCAAAGTACCAAGACTTTGCCGCGCCGGGGAATGTTCCCATATCTTTCAGCCACTGCACGATTGTCGGGTTATGTGCTTTCGTGCCGACAATCTCTTTCAGGCCAAGATGTTTTTTTGCTTCTTTAATCCATTCCAATTCTTGCATTTTTACGTCTCCATTAAAAAAGGCCGTCTGATTTCAGACGACCTGTTGTTACTCTTTACTATCAATAAATTTGTCAGCCGTTTTCTTGACCCACTTTTTCATCAAACCCGGGGCTAAGGTCTTGACGGTATCCATGGCGTGGCCTGTCAAAATGCCGACAAACGCGCCGGCAATAGCGCAAGTCCAAACCTGATTTACCATCAAAAACCGTTCCACTACCGCCGCCGCTGCCACTGCCGATACAACCGCTTCAAATACGCTTGAAACGATTTTGTCGTGGTCTTTTATACTCGACCACGCGCTGCCGACAATGCCGCCCCCTATGGCAAACAAGTAGCCAAATTGGAAAAAATCCATCACTCCCCCTTTAGGCCGTCTTTCAGTTTTTTGCCCGAAAATAAGAATTTAAGTGAGTTGTTGCCAGCCAAAAGGCACAAGAATGACAGAATCGGCGGGATGACCATGCCCGTGTGAGCAGGCGGAAACGCTCCCCAAAACGCCTGCGCCGTCAAGTACCAAATAAACGCCGACACCAGCAACAGATAGCCTGAAAAGACGCTTCCACGGTATGTCTGCCAGTACATCGCCGCCAACTGTAACAAGCCGATACCGCCAAATACCAATATCAGCGTAAACTCTGAAATATCCTTGAATTTATAATATATTGGCCAACTATAAATATCGTCAGGCGAGAACGCGAAAACGGCGGCATAACCAATCATCGATAAGCCACTGGCAAACTCGACCACGCGCGTCCCAGTGCCGAAAAGCCACTTCTGAAAACGCACAGGCAGAAAACGCCATTCCAAAACATATTTAACCCATTTCAATGAGTTACTCATTTTTTACCTCCAAGAAAAAAGGCCATCTGAAAGATGGCCTGTTACGCAAGTTTGCCGGTGACAGCATAATGAATAGTTTGAATCCCGGCGCTGAAGTAGTTTGAGCGACAAGTGAAGCCGTTTTTATCTACGGATAACAGATACAGGAAACGGTTTTCACCAGCGCCCATCAATGCGGGCTGGCCGTGAAGCGTGGGTGTTTCGGAAAACTTCGCCTCAAACTCGACCGTCTGAATCTGTTGAGCGTTGACAGTAACGGGAATAGTGCGAATTTCGGTGTGAAGTCCGTTATAACCGCCTCCACCAGCAGGTAAGACGAAGTTCAACACTGCCGCAGATTCCGTGCCAGTATTGGTTACGCTCGCCGTTTCGCCAGTCGTTACCGTGCCGATGGTTACAGTCGCCGATTTGCCGTCTTGCCCACGCTCGCCTGTGTCGCCTTTATCGCCCTTAGCACCAGGCAAACCGTCTGCGCCACGTTCGCCCGGAATCCCTCGTTCGCCAGTATCGCCTTTTGCACCAGCCGCGCCATCTTCGCCTTTCTCCCCTCGCTCGCCCTTGAACTTAGTGAGAAATTCCTCAAAAGTGCCAGTAAAGCCAAGCTCCCTTTTGGCGCGGTCGTACAGGTCTTGCCCTGCACCTTGAGCAATTACCGTTTCCTTAACGTCAATTTCGACCGCCGGCGTTTTGTCCGTTAGGGTAAATACATATTCCGTCATAACGTAATGACCTCCAGTAAGCAAATTTCGCCACGAATCAGCGTGTGCCGTGTCGATACGTTCAAAATATCGTACTTAGCACGTCGCCATTTCGCGTTTTTTGAAAATTCAGGCGGAAACTCCAGCGTTAGGACGTTTTCGGCTACTTGGATATTCGCTGTAGCCTCGAACTTCTCGCCGGTGTTAGGCACGACCATCATTTTCAAATTAGCGGTCGATAAATCAAAAGGCTTACCGTCCGCCGTTACCGTCACTTCAAAACGCCGTGCATTTCCGCGCGGTATCTCGATGTTTATGATCGGGATTTCCGCTTTGATTTTAATCATAACTCCCCCTTTCAGGGTTTACAAAAAAGCCGTCTGAACCATTCAGACGGCCTGACCGTTAAACAAATTTGAAATCACGTTTCATCTGTTTCAAAAGCTTTGCCAAATCCTTTTTGTGAATAAAGTCGCCGCCTGTTGAGTTGATAATAATCGTGCTGTCGTCGCCGCCTGATTGGCCTGCCATTTCGCGGATTGTTTGGGCGTGTTCCGCAGGCAAAACCATCTCATTTTCATGCAACTGAGTAAGAGGGTTGATACCTGCCGGAATATCCCAACCACCTGCCGCCGATGGAATCCGTGTCGTGGTCGTGGTCGTTTGAGAACCACCGCCACCGCCCATCAATCCCATCACTGCCGCCATAATCGCGGCCATTGCTGCAACCGCAAGAATCGGGCCGACATAAGGAATAGAGGCTTTTTGAGCACGCCCCCCCCGCAGCCGCCCTCTTCCGGCGGAGCCGAGGCC